CAAGCTTGCATAGGAGTTGTTCCGCTTAACTCTGCAGCTTTTCTAAAATTTGCTAACACATCGCCATTAGCTTGAGTATACCCAGGTCTCTTGGCATCCTCAATAGTTCTTGCTAATAGTTCTAATTCTTGTACACATTTTTCATAACTATCACCATTAAGATAAGTTATTTCAGCTGTGCCATCTGTACTTTGACTATTAAAATCATAGTCTTCATTAAACAGTTTTGTCATCTTCTTCTGAATTTAAATTATAAATATTATCTACAGCATAATCTACAACACGATTATACATTAGTTCATTTTTCATTTTAGCAATACATGGTTTACCTTCTCTTACTTTAAGAAAATGCCAAAATAAAGCATCACCTGTTGGCCATGCTTTTGGCCCATAAGTTTCTAATCCTAATTGCTCAGGATTCATTGAAACCATTACCAAGTCTGAAAACATATAAACAGAATCACCTCCAAATAAATCTTTCTTTTTAGGAAATTGTTGAGATGGTTCAGTAACACGATCTGCTTGTTCTATCTCTCTATTTAATTGAGATAAAAATACAAATGCTATTTTATATTTCTTTTTTAATGCATTAGCCATAACCATTAATTCAACTAATATTATTCTCTCCATTTCACCTGCTCTACCTCTAACAAGAATAGTATGATCTAACATAACAACCACACCTCTTTCTTTATTTTCTTCAGTTGTAGTAAAATGTTCTATAGTATTTTTAATTAATTCAACATTACCAGGCATTTCTACATACCAAATAGGATATTGAGTAATTTCTTTACTTGTAGCAAGAACTTTATAATAAGCTGCATCAGATAAATTATAGCCTTCAATACCACTATGTAGTTTTCTAGTAGTTGTATTTAATGCGCTAGAAAATTTACGACTCACTAATTGACGAGCTAGCATCTCGAAATTAAATGATAATACCGCAAAATCTTCATCTGGGTTTAATTTAAACAATTCTGTTTCTAATTGGTTGATAATAGCAGTTTTACCACTACCTGACATACCCGCTATAGTATGTATAGTGTTCCACTCTATTCCATCCATACTCACATGGTTATATTTAGTCCATGGAGTTCTTAAGGATTTAATTAATCCTTTTCTTCTATTGTCAATATACTGAACAGCATCAAATGCTGCTTTCTTTATACTTGTATATTGAAGTCTCGGTTTATTAACTGTGTTTTTAGGTACCGTTGTCATATCAAATCTTCACCGTATTTAGTATCGCTAGTAGATACGTTAGTACTTACTTCGAGAAAACTAGCATAAGCATCCCAAGCATTTTTATTAATATAAGTTTCTAAAGCATGCATGTACTGCATATTTCCTCCTCTTTTACGAGTTTCTAATTCTTTCTTCAAACATGCAATAACATGCGTATGCTTTAAAAAATTACCTTTTGTATATCTATCATATTTCTCTTTACAAACTTTAGCAGCTTTAGCAGAAAGACTTGTAGGTCTTAATACTCTGACTGATCTACCGTTATAAACTTTAATAGGATACATATCAAATAATTCAGTGAAATAAGATTCCTCGACACCTAATAATTTACGCACTTTACTTCTAGCTATAGTAATACAAGTAAAAGGATTTTTAGGATCACAAGTTAATATATAACCTTGATCCACAAGTCCTTGTACTTCTTTTTGTGCAAAAGTATATAGTTTAACATAGTTAATAAACATGTCAGTTTTACCTTCAAATAATAATACTAACATGACATATTGAGACGCAGTTAGTTTGTTCTTGATCAATCCAAGAACATTCATTTCTATATTCATATATCGGGAAATTTATAGTTTACAAATATAATTAATTTACATCTATTATACAACTATAATTGTAAAACTTCTTCAAGTTTAAATCTAGTTGTAAGAGCTTCAGAAATATTTACCATTTCAGATGACCATTCATAAACATCTCCAGCATATACCAAGCAATAAGCTGATAATACTAATTGATCATTCATAAATTGTTTACCTTTATCAGTAACTCTCCAATGCCCATTATTATTTGGATCTACTTCAATTAATTTCCATTTCTCCAAATAACTATAATCCATTGCTGTGGCTCTTAAACCTAACAATGAAAATACATTTTGAACATGAATGTATACACCATCCTTTGTTCTATTATGTATTATTGCCAATGCTTTACACATATTGGCATTCAACTTTCGTTTATAAGCCTTAACTAACTGTCCACAAGCGGGACAGCCAGTTCCAGACTTAAAGTTTTTACGAAGATGATCTTTGGCTTCAAGTATTGTCTTCATATTCTTTATAATTAAAAATTTCAGTTTCATATTCTTCCTGAGATGAGGCTACCCATTTCTCTTCTTGACTATTTTCAACATAGATACGAAAGATGACCGCCTGCTTATTTGCTTTCCATCTAACTGTTCTACCTATACGTTGAATCATGTCTTTAGTTTTACTGGTTCCACTAGCAATAATTGCCATGGAAATATCGGGTACATTCATACCTTCGTTCAAAGCCTTAGCTGTAGATATTCGTGTTATTGAATTCCCGCTTTTCAATAAATCTAAATTTTCATTTCGTTTCTTTTTAGGAATCTTACTATGAAAACTTAAACAATTATCTAACTCTTCTGTGACTTTGTCAGCAAAATCTATAGTTTGAGAAAATACGATAGCCTTTCTCTCAGAATAAATATTTGATATTTTTTTAACTGCTTCTAATTTAGCTTTAGCATTATATAATATATTCTTTCTTTTTGTCATTGCAGCATTACACATAAAAGGATAAGATGCATTATTGTCATCTAATACAAGCCCTTTACGTTGTAAATATACTTCATAAACATTTTTCTTCATACATGAAAACATATTCTTTAAATCTTTATTAAAATAAGGAAATAAAGAATTAAATGTTTTATCTGCTTTATTATATTCTGCTAATTCTGTAGGTGTTAACTCAACTGGTACATTATAAATCTTAAATGGACTAATTAATCCAAGATCTTGTGCATCAGTTGTTTTAATAGTATGTATAATAGGAGCTATTCCTGTTAATAATCTTAATTTTACTCTGTCTATATGAGCAGATAATCCTAATATCTTATTAAAATAATTATTAGAAAAGAAATTAAAATATTCAGGAGACATATAATTATGTACTTCATCAGCTATTATTAAATCAAAACTATGACCTATCCATTTATATGCAGTTTGAATACAAACACATTTTACACATTGTTCAAAGACTTCACCTTCATCCCATTTATAAAATTCATCTTTCCATGATCTATCTCTAATAGTTTCAGTAGGAGTTAATATTAATATCCTAGCTTCCATATTAGTTAATTTGGCCATATAAGCCGCAGCAAGAACTCCACATCGAGTTTTACCGATTCCGGTAGCATACTCAAGTGTCCCCCGTCCGTGCCACGGCTTAGACCACCATTTATTTAAACCACTTCTCTGAATTTTATCTTTAGATTCAGATATTGTCATATAGCATATTCTTTAAAATGTTTATGTAATTTAGTATAATCCTCCATAGCATTGCTAGGATGAGAAGACTTTAAAGCATCTGTAGCTGCACCATATAAAGCATATAATGTTCGTTCAGCAAATTTATTATCTAATGCATTATGAGGTGAATATTCACCATCATTCCAACTAGACTTTATTTTGTTCATTTGAACTCCATTAAGAATATCTTTATTTAAATATGCATCTCCTAATATTTTAGCCGCTTCTACATCAGTAATACCTACTTGTTCAAACATAATAAGATCATCTGTTGCTTGTTCAGCTGCTATATCAGCTCTTGAAATAACTGAAGGTATAATATCTTCAAGATCTTCCCATACATTTGCAGTATGTTTTCTTATCTTAGTAATATCACCAACAAACATTAAGTTACTACATACAACTACCTGAGCACCAGAACATAAGCCTACTGCTACAGATTTGTCATAAGAATTTCTAAAACCTATAGATATATTATGATGTATCCCAGGTGCTTGAAAATTCATAACTCCAAACATTTGTCTACCTTCTCTAGCCATTTCAAAATTCTTACTAGTTAAACCCCAGTAAGAAGGTATATGCTTTTCAATACTTAATACAAGATCAGTATGTGAGACTGGCATATAAGAGTCTGTCATTGTTGGAAGAGGAATTGTACTTAATTCACTTACTTCCTTAGTTGAAAATCTTTTTTTCATTATTTACTCCATTTTTTAGTTATTGTATAATCTACTGTCATATCAAACCCTTTGATAATCATTGCGCCAGCTTCTTTCATTAGCTTGCATTGTAATTGAGCCCATTCGTAAGCAAAATCATCTCTTACTTCTACACCTATTTCATCATGTACTTGTGTTACCATATAACATGGTAAATCAAACTTTTTAATATGTTCTCTAATAAGAACCATAGATTGTTTAATCATATCTGCACCAGTACCTTGAATTGGTGTATTCTTAGATGCTCGTTCAATAGCACCCATAGTTTTAAAATCTTTTTGAGATGTATGTATACCTTTGAACCAATTAGGAAACCATCTAATCCTTCTAAAAGGTTTAAATGTCCTAATATGTCCATTTTCTACACCATATCTACCAAGTTTATGTAAGAATGCTTTAATATTAGGAAATGCACTAAAATATTTATTAATTAATTTAGCAGCTTCATCAACACTAATATTTAGTGTATCAGATAATTTAAATTTACTCATACCATAAGCTAAACCAAAATTAATAGTTTTAATCATAGTTCTTAAAGCTATTTTATCACCGGTATGCCATTGTTCGCCAAATACTAATTCAGCACAAACAGAATGTAAATCTTCATTATTTTTCCTACAATTAATCCAAACTGGATCTTGAGAACCATAAGCGATAATAGCTAACTCCTGCCCACTATAATCAACAGATACAATACTATATCCATCTCTAGAATGAAAGCAATTCCGAAACTGATTCCTCGCTGGAATGTTCTGCATATTAGGCTTACGATCCTCTTTAGATCCACTAGAAACTCTTCCTGTGTTTAAAACTTGCCAGAAAGAAGTTCTAACCTTACCATCTTTCATCACATATTTAAGAAAAGATTTACCATAAGTACTCGATATTTTTTGCTTTTCTTTATATCGTAAATACTTGGTAATCAGAGGTTTATCTTTAAACTTAGATAGCTCAAACGCATTCACGTTATCTATTTTTTTACCTAGGTATGAAGAAATTACTCTTTTTACCTGAAGGGGAGATGACCACTTAACGTCTACTTTACGCAAATCTTCAACTGGAGTAAACATATCTAACTGCACATAATCAGCTATAAAATCAGTCAACCTATTAACCACGATTTCATTATCTAATTCTTCTTCTAAATCTGTTACTACTACTTCATTTTGTTTTGCGTTTTCTAACCAAGAACGCTCATCAAAACATAGACCGTTATATTCTATGTCAGCAAATGCTAATACAGCTTTACATTCAAGTAAATGAATTCTCATGAGTCCTAATTTGTCTATTTGTGTTATTTGTTGTTCTCTAATGTTTAATAAGTATTTTACGTCGTCAGCGCCATATACAATTTGCTCAGTACTAAAAGGTTTCCCTTCTAATCCGATGAACTTATTGCGAATTTCTTTGTTAAGTGATCTCCCCAGATATCTTTGTGTTAAATGATTAAGACTATATCCATATTTATCTTTACCACAATTTAATACACATTCAGCTAACATAGTATCATAAACATTTTCTACTTCAATATTATAATTTGATTTAATAAATTTATAATCAAATTTAACATTGTGAAATATCTTTAATACTTTTTTACTTTCTAATATATTTCTTAATGGTTCTATAGATATATCTCTTGTATCTATCACATATTGAACTTCTTCTGTTCCAATTTGAAACATTACTATTTTCTTTCGAGTGAAGTCCTTTCCCGAAGTTTCAGTATCAACTCCTAAAACAAGTTGATCTTTCAAATAATCTACACATTCCTCCATTGTTGATAATTCAAAATGAGAGGTTTCTGTCCCTGTTATTTGGTTTTGGTGTGTTATTAATTTTATCTTGCTCATTATTTTTAATTTTTAAATCTTCTGCGTATTTTTACGCATGCTGTTAAAAAGATCATGCCCTACACTCCCCGCACTCTCGCTTGTGTAAGACTTGATCTAATATTTACTAACTTAATCATTTGTAAGTTTACATAAGATTAGAAATCCTATGACATATAATAATATTAATCCTAATATCTCCATTTAAATTCTTTAAGTATTTATACTAATCTGCCAAATCTGAATTTATTATGATTAAAATGTTTTAGGATAGCTAGGAGTCAAACCTAGAAATAGGGTTCTATTTCGGATAACTAGCACATCCTCTCAGTATATCTCGATAATATACTAAACATATCTCAGCCATGTCTATCCTAAAACATTAAGATAAATTGGTGCTAAGAATATACAGTATAAGATTATTTTAATGGTCCATGTATTGATTTAATATATGTACCATTTCTACTATCCCATACTACCCTGCCATTTGAATGTAATTTTGTTCTGTCTTTTAATGATTTCATACGCTCTTTGTAGTCTTTTTTAGACTCACCTGGTTGACGTTTACCTTTCATATTAATATTATAAAATGCTGATTCACTCATATTGTTCCTATTATTAAACAGGTAATAGCAGCTTTTAAACTGGTTAATCTATCATCCATAATATTAATATCTTCTTTACTTGCTGTTTCTTTAACACTCTCTCTTAATGCTTCTACTTCAACAAGTTTAGCATCTAATACCTCAACAGCATAAGGTAAATGTGTTTTTCTTTTCCTAATATCAGGAGTTAAATTCATAAGATATTCATATTTCTTATGTATTTCTTTGTTTAGATCTATTTTCATAATTATTTAATTTTATTTTAACATTATATTAACATTAGATATGTATATTGTCTTCAATGAAAATAGACATATCTAAACTTCTTTACATTATCATGATGATAACAGTATTTGCTTTAAGCGTATAAGCCTAGTGATACTTTCAATAATAATGGACTAACACTATTGTGTTTCTACATTAACCTTATAGGTGGTAGTTTCCGCGATAAGCTGGCCGGCCTATCTTTATTATTTAATAATATCACTGGCTCATACATAAACAATAGCAAGATCAGAACAGTCCATGGTTATTCTGCTAATGTGATCCATAATATAATCCCAACTTACATCTCTAATTAAAGAGAAATCTTCCGAAAATATATTAATTAGTTCTATACAGAACTAGATGACCCATTAGACCAGCCTAATAACGTAATTTAAATCGATAATTTAAGGTAAACCTTATCAAATGGATTTAAATACTACATGGTGACGTGCTTTACAAGACCCTGTTAATATCCCTGTTGGGAGTGGTGTATGAGGATTTACTCTCATACCTAATGCAGCCTCACGGTTCAACACTTGCTATTATTTATAATGATTTATACAAAAAACTATGTGAACAGGAAATGGTATTTATTCACACAAAGTATAACAGGTAGTTAATAATTAAATACAACCTGCTCACATAGTTATAGGATAGGGATATTATGACCGCACAAAAAAGAAGCTGTAGCCAAACAATAAAAGCTAGAACTAAAAACACCGGTTGAGAGCATTACTGTATTCTCTATCCCTATTATAATTGCCAGCAGGGAGAATTTTACTTTCAGAACGACCCGGTATGTTCTATACTAGTTCATCTCCCCCTTTTAAACTCTGGACTTGTGGAGGTGGCCGGAATCGAACCGACGTTCTTAAGCAGTATTCATCATACTGCGAAAGCAAACCACTGCACCCCCATGTGGTAAAACGAATAATTGTTGTAGCACCTTCTATTATTAATTTAATTAACTTAAACTGTTTTACCACTTGATTTTTTCATACCAATAATACCATTCTAATTCATTTTTCCGCTTCATAGATTGTATTTGTTGATAAATAGCAAAGTCTAGTGCTTTTCTTTTGCTATATAGTCTTATTATCCAATAAAGTATTTTAGATGTCTTCATACTTATTTAATGTACAAAACATGCCAATACCTCTTGCATATTCTCCTTTTATTACTTCAGTTAATTTAAATAGAGTTATACCTACTATTACTGAGAAATAAAGGATTATTAAGTCAAATATGACTATTTTTGCTATTCCTACATCCATTACATAATAAGGTAATAGAAACATAAAGAATAGACTTGCTAATATGAATACTACTTTTAATAAGCATTCAACCCAAAATAACATTAGTTTTTTCATTTTTTTTCTTTTTAAATTAAACATTTAACTTGATTCTTATTTTAAAAATGAACAGTTTGTCTTCATGTTCAGGAATAGATATTAAAAATAAGGATTATATCCTTCATTCTCTAAATCTTCTAGATCAGGATGATAATCTGCTTTACTTTTTAACCATTCATACATTTCTTTCTTCAGTAAATCTACTGAATATGTACCGTAAAGTAATATCATCTCTAATTGTTCAAGATTTCTTTCACGGTCAGCATAAACAGCCATAAAGTCTAGATTATGTACCTTTCTAATCATTAACAATATGTTTTGTAAATGATTATCATCTAAATCTGTGATAAGAATATTCTTACCTTGTTGTGTCTTCCAGTATACTGGAAAGTTAAGTTCTTTTTGCATATTAATGTCTTTTAATGGTTCATAACTATTGATTTGTACAGTTTACTCTGTTAGATCTGAACAGTTTAATATCATGTTCAGGATACAATTAGTCAGCTATGACTTACAATTTAGGTAGAGTATCTACAGGTTTAATTTCACCAGTTACTGTATTCACTACTTCTTTTGAACTAACAATCTTGTTTAAAGGATTGTATTCAATATCATCTTCAGTAGCTTCAGCAATCATATTGTGAGTCCAATCATCTATATTTTCAAACTCATCAGTTTCTGCATTATAAGTTGCAGCAGCTAATTCAGTTTTACTAAATATATGAGATAACTCACCATTATTATTACCATAGATGAAATCACCATCTCTTCCTTTCTTTTTAGCAGATTTATCTAAGTTAGCTAAATCCCACTCATCTCCTTCAAATGTCTCATTGATTCTAATTCTCAAGAACAACTCTTGACCTAGATGATTAATTGATGGGTTTTCAACACCTAAGAACATAGGTTCTCCACCAATCTCCAAAGCATTTAGAGTTTCTTCAGTTAAATGTTTAGGAAACATATTCAGAAGTTCTGTTGCTTTGATGAGACTAAATACTCTTCTTGCACCTCTATTATTAAATCTTGGGTCAGATGCATTTAAAATACCCAACATATTAGTCATTCTTTGACCAGTATTAACTCTTTCAGCTACTTCTAGTTGAAAGTTATCAATAGTTGGATCATTAGAGTTGACCTTTCGTACAGTTAATGCTGCACACACACCTTCTTTAAGGTTCTTTATGAAATTATCAATATTATGTTGTAAATCCATGTCTTTATATGATACTTATGTTTATTCTCCGCTTATCAATTTTCAGAGTCTAATGACAACTTTAGCTATATATATATTAATATATACTATTATTATCGTGGTTAAAATAGGTTAAATAATGGTATATGAGAGTATTAACTGTCTTTGAATACACTTTTATTTTCATAATGATGCTACACTCTATAGTTGGAATTGTTTTAATGTGATTAAAAGGAATATAATTCAAATATAAAAAAAGAATTAGTTAATACTCTATACCTACATTTAGTAAAGGTTCTTGATCTAGTGTTTTGTGAAAGAAGACTATCAAATGCATATTCATATGAGGGTAATTTAATAGTCTTCTACTCCAACCAAGAGTATTTTATCAAAATGGTTTTGGTCTAGGATTACAAATTTGACAACTTTCATGTAGTTCTAATTGGTCACAATAACATTGGTCAGGATTATACCTGTCAAATTCATATTCTGCTTTAAGTTCTTCATATATACTCATAATTTATTTATTTTTAAAGGTTAGACTGTTTCTAGGCTTATAAATAAGCAGTTTGTCTTCTTGCTTAGGAATACGACGTTGCCAAATTTGTTAGACCTCACACACGCTTGGTATTGACTAATAGTACGTCCTTTCTGCTTATAAAAAGAAAAGGAGAGGAGGATCCACCCCCAAGGTTTCATTATACCTCTCCTAATCTCTTCAATACCATGAAAAAAAGAATAAACATTAGTAGTTGTTTTATTCCCAACTTTAGCAAAGGTTATAGATCTAGTGTGTTAAAAAAAAGAGGAGTACCGTAGTACTCCCCTTACACATGAGCTGATTAGAAGCAAAGCACAACTGGTTCACCCGATCCATCAGATAAATCTGATCTTAGATCTGTGATAAGCTCTTCATTACCTTTTACAGTAATCATCTTATCGAATGCACCATTTAGCTTATACGTACGATCTGCAGCTTTCTCTAGTTGTTTGTGAACACCTAGGAATACTACAACTCGTCCATCTTCTAGTACACGCTCAGGAGATACAGATATAACCTCTATCTCTCTTGTGTTACTTGAATTTGTCATAGCTTAACGAATTACAAGGTTATGGATGGAACAATTCTCTTAGCCACAGTTTATCTGTGTTAGGTCTATAAGACCTGCTCTCCATAGATTAATACAGGTTCTATCTAGTGTTATTGTGGACACTACTGTACAATCCATATATAAGAAGAGGTATGATTTAGTGTATTGTTAAAAAAAGAGAGGCCAATGTGACCTCTCTCTTCCTAGTTAATTAGGGTGTATCATGAAATGCTTGATCCAACTCCTTACATTTATGATCTAGCTCTTCTATCTTAGATCGATGTTCTTGTATCTGTATGCGATACTCACGTTCTAGCTCTTTAGCTCTATCTAACTGCTCTTGCAGCTCTACAGCCTTCTCATGACCTTCTAGCAACATAAGATGTCCATCATACTCATTCATAGCATCCTGATGTTCTGCTATCTCAAGCTCAACCTTAAGCTTGGCTAACTTGGTTTGCATTACATCCAATGAGTCATATGCATAGATACGTGGAAACATCTTAACAGTTGATTTACCACCTCGCATCTTAATCTCAATGGCATGCTCACACACCTTGATCTTTAGCCTTAGCTTAGTTTGAGTTACAGACTTATTAACTAACGTATTCATTAAACTCTTCATAGTAATAGATTTAATAGGTTAATGGTATGATACAGAGCTACCATTCATGCTTCACTCTGTACTACCTATCATAAGAACAGGTATATGATATAGTGTTGAGTATATAATGCTATATATTTCATGTACGGGGGGTTTGATTCACTCTTTGGGAGGGGGGAGTTTTCCAATAATGGTCTGCATCTCTGAATACTTACCATCAAAAAAAATATTATAAAAAAATTTTTTTTATTGAAAATTTAATTATATTTGTTTCTTATTAATATTTAAACTATAGCGAAATGAATTTTATAAACTCATGGAAAAAAGGAAATAAAAAAAATAAAATTAAAATAGCATTGAGACTAGGAACACTTACTATTCTGGAAATTTATATGTGTTTTTCATCAATGTGTGAGAAAGATTGTAAATGTCCAAGAGCAAGATTTATGGTTCTTAACTTTGGATTTGAAATATAATGTGTCCTTGTCCAATATGTATAGTAGCAGCCGTTGTTGTTGCTATAGGAGTAAAGGTGATTAAAAGATAATATAATGGCAAAACAAAAAACACTTGATGAATTAAGAGCTGAAGCCCATAAAAAAGTATTAGAAAACATCGAAAAGAATAAAGGGAAAAAACCTGATTATTCTGAAGAATATGATACGACTTGTGGAATGTTACCAGAACAAGTACCTATTGTAAATAGAGATGAAGCTAAAAAAATGTATGATAAATTACATTTAAGTTATGAGTATACAGGTAGAACTAATGATGGAACTAATAGAAAAATATGGACATTAGTAGATCCTAATAAAGAGATTGTGGGGAAAATGAAAACTTCTAAGAATAGAATGATTAATCCGAGACCTAAAGGTCCTTGGGATGAACAATTCTCTTATATGAGCCTTTTTCATTATTATGATCATATACCAAATAAAGAAGTAAACTTTCTTCCAAGTACAACTTATTATATGAAAGAACGTGAGAATACACCATTTAATAAAGAAATGAAAAAGAGAGTAGAAGCTGGAGAGAAACTACCAGAAAGTTTTGACGAAATGTTTAAATTGAAAAAAGAAATAGAAGATAGCGGGTTAGAGTAGTGGTTACTCACGGGTTTCATTAGCCCGTCTAGGTTGGTTCGATTCCAGCACCCGCAACTAGTATAAATAATATAATATAAATAATAATGGCAAAAACAGAATTAAGTCAAATTAATCAATCCATTAGAACTGGTGATCAGACTAGGTTAGGATGTGGT